TTCTGGTGCAACTTTAGTTTATTCAAACGGTGCTTTATCAAATGGTAAAGATGCAGTAATTAAATTAACAGGAACAATTGCAGGTGCAATTAACGTAGTTGTTCCAGATTCAGTTGAAAAAACTTACATAATTCAAAACTCAACAATAGGTGCTTACACAGTAACTGTTAAAACTACTTCAGGTACAGGTGTAACTTGGGGTGCTACTGATAAAGGTATTAAAATGGTTTACTCTGATGGTACAAATGTTGTTGACACAGCTTTCACAAAACTTTCATCTGACTACACTCCAACATTATCAGGTATCTTAGATACAAATGGTAATGATATAATTGTTGATGACGCTGGTGCGATTGAAGATGATTCAAACAATCCATACATTAGATTTCAAAAAACAGCTTCAGCTGTTAACTACATTGATGTAACTAACCAAGCAACTGGTTCAGGTCCAGCAATTGATGCTGTTGGTTCTGATTCTAATATTGATTTAAATATTTCTCCAAAAGGAATTGGAAGAGTAGTTTTAGGTGCAGGTAAAATACAACAACTAGCTGAAAAAGTTACAAACTCAGCTACAGCTGCAACAGGAACAGTTAACTACGATGTTATCACTCAAGCAGTATTAAATTACACTACAGATGCTTCAGGAGACTGGACATTAAATATTAGAGGTGATGGTTCTAATTCATTAGATTCAATTATGGATACTGGAGAAGCAATAACAGTAGCACATATTGTAAAACAAGGCGGAACTGCATACTACAATTCAGCTGTACAAGTTGATGGTAGTTCTGTTACTCCAGAATGGCAAGGTGGAGCAGCACCTACAGCTGGAAATACTAACTCTCTTGATATTTATACATACACAGTTATTAAAACAGGAGCAGCTACATTTACAGTATTAGCAGCGCAAACACAGTTTGCATAATAGGAGGATCATAGAAAGATGCCGATTATAGGTTCAAGAGCAGCAGGTTCAGCAGGAGCTTATGGACAAAGAGCTGGTAAAAGAATATACGACTATGATATTGATTTCTTAGTTGTCGCTGGAGGTGGCTCAGGTGGAGCTATCGGAGGTGGCGGAGGTGCGGGAGGTTTTCGTACTTTATCTTCACAAACAGTAACTTCATTGGAAACTATTACAATTACAGTAGGAGCAGGTGGATCTGATTCACCACAAGGAACTAGTGGTGCAGCCTCATCTATTTCAAGTTCTCAAATACCTACATTCTCATCAAGTGCTGGTGGCGGTGGAGGAAACCACTATGCAAACGGTCTTCCAGGAGGATCTGGCGGAGGAGGAGGAGCTTTTGCTGCAAACCCCCCTGGTAGTGGTAATGCTAACGGAGGAAGTGGAAACCAAGGTGGATATAGTCCATCAGAGGGACAACCTGGAGGAAACGTAACCGGAACTACTACAGAATCAGGAGCTGGTGGAGGTGGAGCAACTAACGCTGGAGCACCTGTTAGTGGCGGTCCAGGTGGCGCTGGAGGAAATGGGACCGCAAGTAGTATTACAGGATCCTCTGTAACATACGCTGGTGGCGGTGGTGGCGCTGGAAGAAATGATACTGGAACGAGCGGTGGTTCTGGTGGATCAGGTGGCGGAGGAGATTCCTCACAATCACTAGGACAAGATGGAACTGATGGTCTAGGTGGCGGAGGAGGAGCCTCTGGATGGGGTCCAGGTAGTTACGCTTCAGGAGCAGGTGGAGATGGCGTTGTTATTCTTAGAATGTTAACTGTAGATTACTCTGGAACAACTACAGGTAGTCCGACAGTATCAGTTGATGGTTCTCACACAGTTTTAACTTATAACGGTAACGGGACATACACACCATAATGAAAAAATATTTTGCAAAATTAGATGAAAATAACCTTGTAGTAGCTTTAGATATGGTTATGGACGCTGATGCTCCAAACGAAGAAGCAGGTATTTCTTTTTTAAAAGATTTTTATAAAGAGCCTAATTCTATTTGGAAACAATATGATAAACACACAGTTCGTAATGAACAAAGAAAAGGTGGAACTCCTTTTAGAGGTAATGCCGCTACTTTAGGTGGATCATGGGATCCTGAAAATAATGTTTTTTGGTCAAGACAACCACACAACAGTTGGACAAAAAATATGTCTAATTATGACTGGGAACCACCTGTTGCATTTCCAGAAAATTTAGATGGCAAAAGACTTTTATGGAATGAAGAATTAACACGCTGGGAAGGACTTTCTGGTGCTGATGAATTTTATTGGGATCCAAACACTTCTTCTTGGGTTGCTATTTAATTAAATAAAGTATATAACTTCTGTAATATGAAAGATAGAGTAATACACTCTTGGATGTTTAAAACTGATCCTGTTAATAATTTTGCATGGTGGGATAATTTTTTAACAAAAGAAGAATGTAAAAATATTATTAAAGATAATAAAACTAAACTTAAACAAGCTACTGTTTCTACTAAAGGAATAATTAATAAACAAATTAGAGACAGTCACATGTATTTTATAAGCCCTCAAAATGAATATCAATGGTTATTTAGAAGATTAACTGATGTAATTGTTAAATTAAATGAACGTTATTTTAATTTTGATATTAGTGGACTAATAGAAGGTCTTCAGTTTACCCATTATAAAGGTAAAGGAAATTATTATGGTAAACATTTAGATTCTATGTATGGAGGTGTTATAAGAAAGTTGTCTGTTTCTATTCAACTTTCAGATCCTAAAAAATATAAAGGTGGTGATTTAATATTACATACTGGAAATAAAGGAGATATAATGAGAAAAGATCAAGGTACTTTATTTATTTTTCCTAGTTATACATTACATGAAGTAACTCCTGTAACTAAAGGTGAAAGAAACTCTTTAGTGTGTTGGGTTAATGGACCGTCATTTAAATGAAAATTTATAAATTCAACAGTTTAATTATTAAAGACAAAATGAAATTTCATAATCAAATTAAAGTTAATTTATTAAAAGAAATTAATAAAGCTAATGATTTAGGTTTTGAAAAAAAAGATAATTATTTTGGAGATGATTTATTAAAATCAGATTGGCCATTAGCTGATGATTGGAATAGACCTTGGGCGTCACAATATAAAAATTTTTTTATTGATCAATTTAAAATTTTTGCAAATACTTTAGGTTATAAAGATGTTCAATTATCAAAGTTGTGGTATCAACAATATGGTTTAAATCAAACTCATGGTTGGCATACTCATGCTAGAAATTATACTGGTACTTATTATTTACAATTACCAAAAAATGCACCTAGAACAGAATTTTTATATCCAGATAATTTAGAAGAGGGTTTTTCAATAAATGTTGAAGAAGGGGACATGTTATTTTTTCCATGTCATTTTGTACATAGATCAAATAAATCTAAAAGCAATTCTATTAAAACAATAATATCTTGGAATTTAGATTTTGTAGATATATTAGACGAACATGTAAATAGAGATAACAATATAAAAGTATATGAATAAAAATTTTCCTGTTTCTGTTGTAGATAATTTTTTTTCTAATCCAGATGAAGTAGTTAAATTTGCTGAAAGCTTAACCTATACTCAATCAAACGGTTTTTATCCAGGTAAAAGAAGTGCATTATTACATAAAGTAAATTACGATTTTTTTAGTAACACAATATTTAAAGTTTTATCTCTGTTTTTTGATTTAAATGCGAGTGTAGTTTCTTTTGAAGATACCGCAATGCAATTTCAAAAAATACAACCTTTTAATAAAAAAGAAAAAAATCATATCTTAAACAAAGGTTTAATTCATCAAGATTTAAATAACACATTGGCAGGTGTAATTTATTTAAACAAAAAACCTGATTTAGACTCAGGAACATCTATATATCAAGAAATTAAAAAAGATTTAAAAGCAGAAGAATATGGTCAAAGAAAAAAACCTATTTATAAAATTGATCAAAAAAAATTATCACAAAAAAATATGAAAGATTATGAAAAACTTATAATGGAGTGTAATCAAAGTTTTGAAGAAGTTATAAATGTTAAAAATGTTTATAATAGACTTATACTTTATCCAGGGGATTATTTTCACACAGGTAATTACTTTACCAGTAAAGAAAGATTAACACTTGTTTTTTTTATGAAAATTTTAAATACACAAAGTCCATTACCAATAATTAGAAAAAATAATATTGATGAAAAAATTTAAAACGTCTAAACAAAGTTTTATAGGTAGTTATTATATAGATACTAAAATTTGTGACGATATTGTAGATACATTTTTAAATGTATCTGATAAATATAAAAATCCAGGTGAAACTTATAAAGGAGAATCATTTTTAAATATTGATAAAAATATGAAAGATTCACTTGATTTTAATATAAATAAAGGAACAGGACTTTTTCCTTTTAATCGATATGATGATGCTTTACAAAAATGTTTAGAAAAATATATTAAAACATATGATGTTTTAAATTGGCAACCTCATTTTAATGTTAGAGAAAAAATGAATGTTCAATATTATAAACCAGGAGGAGGTTTTAAAAAATGGCATTATGAAAGAATGAATCATAAAACTTTAAAAAGAAATTTAGTTTTTATGACCTATTTAAATGATGTACCAGATGGAGGAACTGATTTTTTATATCAAAAAATAACAACTCCTGCACAAAAAGGATTAACTTTAATTTGGCCATCTGATTGGACTCATACACATAAAAGTCAAATTTCAAAAACTTCAGAAAAATTTATAATTACAGGTTGGTATTCTTATGAATAATTGGGTAAAATCTTTTGAAACAATAAATCGTATTAAATCTGTAACTTGTTCTTTACCTGATGATGTTTTTTTATCTCTTAAAAAAGAATGTAATAAAGTTAAAAACAAAAAAATAAAGAATAAAAAATTAAAACTTATAGGACATATAAATGAAGAATATTCTATTAATAATATACCAAAAAATATTAATGATTTTATTTTAGGTAAAGTTTTAAGAGAAGATGCAATAATAAAAAGAACTAGAGAACTTACAGTTATATCTAGCGACAAACCTTTTTATATAGACAAACTATGGGTAAATTTTCAAAAAAAATACGAATTTAATCCTCCGCATAATCATTCTGGAATTTATTCTTTTGTTATTTTTGTAAAAATTCCATATGATTTAGAAAAGGAAGAAAAATATTTTACAAAATCTTTTACTGTTCAACCCATGACATCTAAATTTGCTTTTCAATATATAAATATAAATGGTGATATTAGCACCGATACTTTAAATGTAGATAAAAGTTTTGAAGGTAAAATAATATTATTTCCATCTAAACAAGTTCATACAGTTTTTCCATTTTATACAAGTAATGATTATAGAGTAACTGTTTCTGGTAACATAAAATTAAAAGTAGATTAATGGATATTGTAAAAAAATTTTCTAATTATTTAGATAATATAGAATATCCAAAAGAAGCATGTTCATGGAATATATCTGGAATTCTTAAAGGTAAAAATGCTTTTTATAAATTTGATGTAAGAGACATGTTTAAAATGTCTGATGGTGGACTTGGTAAAAGAGGAAAAACTAATTCTAAAGCTGATAAGATGGTATTTGAAGCTACTGATCATTGGATAATTATTGATATGGAAGAATTAATTAAACATGTAAAAGAAAAAAAACTTCAAAAAGTACATTTAGAAAATTTAATTTCTAATTTAGATTGGAATATTATACTGCCAAAATAAATATGAAAGAAGCTAGAATACAAAACTTATTTCCAACTCCTGTCTATATGACTAATATGGATAGACCATTTACAAAACAAGAATCACAATTTGTAGACAATCAAAAAAATTATTGTATTAAAAGCGAAGGCAATATTAACACAAAAGATAATTACATTTTAAATAGAAATGAATTCAAAAATATTAAGAAATTTTTAGATCAATGTTGCAAAGATTATTTAAATACAATTATATGTCCTAAAAATAATATAGAACTTTATATTACTCAATCTTGGTTAAACTACACAGAAAAAAATCAATATCATCACCAACATTCTCACCCCAATTCAATTGTGTCTGGTGTTTTATATTTTAATTGTGATAAAGAAAATGATAAAATTATTTTTACAAATTCAAATATATATCATCAAGAGATAAAAGCAGAAACAGATCAATATAATATGTGGAACTCTGATACATGGTGGTTTCCTGTTGAAACAGGTCAATTGATTATGTTTCCATCATCTACAATACACAAGGTAGATACAAAACAAGGAACTAATACTAGAATAAGTTTGGCCTTTAATACCTTTTATAAAGGAACTATAGGCTCAAATGAACTTTTGACTGAATTAAAATTATAATATAATACTACCAAAATAATAAAAAGCATATATAATGAGGTGCTATGCTTCAAAAACTACAATTTAAACCAGGTTTTAATAAACAAATAACACAGTCAGGAGCCGAATCTCAATGGACTGATGGTGATTTTGTTCGATTTAGATACGGCCTACCAGAAAAAATAGGTGGTTGGGAACAACTAACTATTGATAATGAAACTCTTCCAGGTGCAGCTAGAGCACAACATACATGGACATCTTTAAGAGGTGAAAAGTACGCAGCTATTGGAACATCACAAGGTTTGTTTTTATATTATGGTGATAAGTTTTATGACATTACTCCTTTAGATACAGGAATTACTGGAGCTGATTTTGATGCATCAACAGGTTCTCCAACCGTTACTGTAAATAAAACTTCTCATGCATTAAGCACTGGACGATATGTAACGTTTTCATCAGTTACTGTTCCAACGGGATCAGGTTATGCAACAACAGATTTTACAGAAAATACATTTGAAATACATAATGTAACTGCAAATACATTTGACATTACAATGCCATCTAATTCTGCATCCACAACTTCAGGAACAGGTTCAGCACAAATAGATCCTTATGTAACTGTTGGTCCAACATTTCAAACTGCAGGTTATGGTTGGGGTACATACCTATGGAGTGATTCAACATGGGGAACAGCTAGAACTGTAAGTGACGTGATCCTGGATCCAGGAATCTGGAGTCTTGATAACTTTGGACAAATATTAGTTGCAACCATTCACAATGGTAAAACATATACTTGGGATGCAGGAGCATCTAACCCGAGATCAAATAGAGCGACTCTTATGTCAGGAGCTCCTACTAAAACAAGATTAACTTTGGTATCAGATAGAGATAGACATTTATTCCACTTTGGAACTGAAACAACGATTGGTGATTCAACTACACAAGATCCAATGTTTATAAGATTCTCAAATCAAGAAGATTATTCAACGTATCAACCAACAGCTACTAATACTGCCGGTACATTTAGATTAGATACAGGTAATAAAATTGTAGCAGCTGTTCAAGGTAAAGATTATGTATTTGTATTAACAGACAGTGCAGCATATGTAATTCAATTTGTGGGTCCACCGTTTACATTTAGTGTTAGACAAGTTGGAACGAACTGTGGATGTATTGGACAAAATGCAGTTAGTTATTCTAATGGTATGATATTCTGGATGTCAGGTGAAGGTGGATTTTTTGCATTTGATGGAACAGTTAAAGCATTACCATGTTTAGTAGAAGATT